GCCGCAAAATGAGTTTATTTAAACATCTTGAAGAAAAAGCTGAATATATACTTGCCGAATTAAAAATCCGTGCAATACATCAGCAAAGAGATCATGGCCATATTGCTGATGATCTTAAGAAAATAATTGAACAATTGGAGGGTCATGTCAATGTTCAAGCTCCTACTGAAACAATTGATCCCGTTGTTGTTAACAATGTTAGTTCTGCTCCTGCCGTGGATAATAGAGAGCCTGTTGCGGATATATCTGTCGAATCAGTCGCATCTGTTGTAACGACTGAAGTGCAACAAGTTGCACCTGTGGCAATACCTTTGACCTGCGTTGCACCTCAATAATGGCTACTACTTCAGGCTCCTCCGCGTTTAATCTTCAGTTAACTGACGTTATAGAAGAGGCATATGAGCGCGTTGGAGTTGAAGTAAGAACTGGTTATGACGTAAAAACTGCCAGGCGTTCTCTCAATCTATTGTTTACAGACTGGGCCAATCGTGGCCTTAATATGTGGACGTTTGAGCAAGACTATATCCCGCTGGTACAAGGCCAGCCAACATACGCATTACCTGATGACACAGTAGATATTATTGAAAACGTCATTAGAACCAATGCAAACGTAACAAATAATCAGGCTGATTTGACTATTACGCGTATTAGTATTGATACTTACGCTACCTTGCCTAACAAATTGATCCAAGGAAGGCCCATTCAGGTCTGGATTCAGCGTTTAACAGCTAACAATCAACCCACTAGCAATGCTATTTCTGCCGCTATTGGGGCAACAGATACTACTATTGCTGTAAATTCACTTGTTGGTTTACCAAATGCAGGGTGGATTACGCTAGAGTCTGAGTTAATTGGGTATAACGAGGTGCAACCAGCCGCAAATGGCAACCCTCCTTACCTATTAAACTGTACGAGAGGGCAACAAAGTTCGACTGCCGCATCCCATGCGCTGGGTACACCCATTATTTTGTCCCAAAAGAACAGTATTACCGTATGGCCAACCCCAGATGCCGCATCAAGTTACCAGTTTGTATACTGGAGATTACGCAGAATGCAAGATGTTGGTAACGGCGTTAACATTATGGACGTACCATTTAGGTTTATTAACTGTATGGTGTCTGGATTGGCTTACTATTTGGCATTAAAAGTACCAGATGGGCTGAATAGACTACAAATACTCAAGCAACAATATGAAGAAGCTTGGGATTTAGCCTCAACAGAAGACAGAGAGAAGGCTTCCTTGCGGTTTGTACCTCAGAGAATGTACATTGGTGGTGGAACTTAATGGGAAACAGGTTTTCTTCTGGCAAAAACTCGATTGCCGAGTGTGATCGGTGTGGTTTTCGCTATAAGTTGTTTGATCTTAAGAAAGAGATCATCAAAACCAAGACATATGACCTGAAAGTGTGCCCAACTTGTTGGGATCCTGATCAACCACAGTTGCAACTTGGTATGTATCCAGTGGATGACCCACAAGGCGTGCGTGATCCAAGACCTGATATAAGTTATTATCAATCTGGCACAACTGGATTGCAAACTTGTAAGGGTAACGGTACAAATACATTGCAAGATGGGTATCCTAGCGAAGGTAGCAGGGTATTTCAATGGGGTTGGAATCCAGTTGGAGGAGCAAGTTCATTTGATGTTGCTCTTACACAGAATGACTTGCGGTTAAACGTGCAAGTTGGTACAGTCACTATAGTCACAACGTAGGAGCAATCATGAAACATGACGATATTCAAGAAGACAAAAAGCTGATCAAAAAGGCTTTTAGTATGCACGACAAACAAGAGCATCCTGGTAAGCACACCAACTTATCCAAGCTTAAAAAAGGTGGAAAAACCGCCAAAAAGATGGCTAAAGGCGGTTCAGTTAGTGGACAGTCTATGAAAGCAATGGGTCGCAATATGGCTCGTGCAATGAACCAGAGAAGTTCTGGTCGCGGAGGTTAATATGAAAACTATGGTTAAACCAACAAAGAAGAATAGCCCAGCTATTCACAGAGCAAAAGATGTTCACAATGGCAATGCTGAAGAATATGCGCCCCCACACACAATGGAAGGGAAGCGTATTAGCCCTAAGACCGATTCTTTTGTTCATACAGACCCAAACACACTTAATGCCAAACAACAAGGTCGTTTGACAGGCACATTGCGCGTTAGCATGGGTGATCCTGGCGCTGATGATGTTAAGACTAGCGGCATCAAAATGCGTGGTGCTGGAGCGGCTGAACGTGGCTTTATGTCCAGAGGTCCGATGGCATGAGTTTAGATTACTCTCAGCTTTCTCAGTCTATACAGGACTATCTACAAAACTATGAATCCACATTCATAGCGGATATTCCTACGTTTGTTGAGCAAGCTGAGCAAAGAATCTATAACACGGTTCAATTTCCATCTTTGCGCAAGAATGTTACTGGCGTTTTGACAGCTTATAACCCTTATTTAGCTTGTCCTTCAGACTTTCTTGCGCCGTATTCTTTAGCCATTTATACAACCGCATCTGCGACTGCAACGGGCACGGCTGGTACTTACACAATTACTACATCGGGAACTGTTACAGGAAACATCCAGATTGGCCAATATGTAACTGGAACTGGGATAGGTGCTAGCGCTTATGTCACATCTGTATCTGGAACTACTGTTTATTTGTCTGTGGTTAATGCTAGCAGTGTTAGCGGAACAATTAACTTCCAGGGGCAATATAACTATTTGCTTAATAAAGATGTTAACTATATGCGTGAGGCGTTTCCGCTTCCCAATTATTACGCTACACCAGGATATTACGCACTATTTGGGCCGTCCGTAGTCAGTTTAGCGATTACAAATAATCTATCGTTTATTGTTGGGCCTACGCCTGATATTGGATATAACGCAGAAATGCACTATTATTATTATCCTGTTTCTATTGTTCAGTCTGCTATTAATACAACAAGCATTTATACGGCTGGATCAGGATATACAAACGGAACATATTACAACACAGCACTTACAGGTGGTACTGGAAGCGGTGCAAAAGCCGATATTGTTGTATCTGGAGGTGCTGTAACGTCAGTAACAATGAGCTCAAACGGCTCTTATTTTGCTCAAAATGACTTGTTAACAGCGTCTATTACAGGCGGTACAGGTTTCCAATTGCAAGTTACATCTGTTAATAATCCAACAGGAACAAGCTGGTTGGGTCAAAATTTTGATTCAGTTTTGCTTTATGGGGCGCTTGTAGAGGCGTATACCTTTATAAAAGGCGAGACTGATTTAATAACTCTTTACGATAAAAAGTACAATGAAGCATTAGCAATTGCTAAACGTCTGGGTGATGGCATGGAACGTCAAGACGCTTACAGGGCTGGTCAATATAGACAGGCGGTTAAATAATGGCGTTTCAACAAGGTGCAACAACTAGCTTTAAAGTTCAGCTTGCACAAGGCTTGCATAACTTTGGACCTACCAATCCAAATACTTTTTATATTGCTTTATTCAATGGGTCGGCAACGCTTGGTCCATCAACAACGCAATATGTATCTGGTTTGACGGGTGAAGTGGTTGGAACTGGATATACCGCTGGTGGCCAGGCTTTGACAATAAGTACAACACCAACATCTGGATCAACGGGTGCAACGGTAGGATATTGGTCATTTAATAATGCCGTTTGGAGTCCTGCCGCCTTTACTGTTAGAGGCGCATTAATTTACAATGCAAGTCAAAGTAATGCAACAGTTTGCGTATTAGATTTTGGTAGTGATAAAACTTGTTCTAATTCATTTACTATTCAATTCCCAGTTGCTGGGTCTACAACAGCCATTCTAAGGATTGCATAATGCTTATTACAACAACAAAAGGCGATATGGACGATTCTCTTCTTGTGAAGAAAGAGGGTTCTATCGACAATGATATTGAAACAACTACCTGGGTTGAGTATTATTACGAAGATGAATTGGTTCACCGTTCTGCTCATGTAACTCTTAAAACCAGCCCTTTTATGGATTTAATAGCCGCATCAATGGCATAAGGAGAATATTTTGAGCAATACGCAATCAATGTGCACATCGTTTTTGGGTCAGTTATTGTCTGCTGGGCACAACTTTAATTCAACAAACGTAGCCCGTTCTGCTAATACGGCTGATACATTTAAAGCCGCTTTGTATGTAACAACTGCTACAGTCAATGCCGCAACAACGGCTTATTCCGCAACCAACGAGGTAAGCGGTACAGGCTATACGGCGGGCGGTATCACGGTTACAAATGCAACGGCTCCGACTGCAACCAATTCGTCCTCAACGGCTGGAGTAGCGTATTGGACACCATCTGCAAACTTGGTTTATTCAGGTGTTACATTGACAACGGCTTTTGATACTGTATTGATTTACAACTCAAGCCAATCAAATGCTTCGGTTAGCGTACATACGTTTGGTGCTCAAACTATTACCGCTGGAACATTTACGTTGACAATGCCTAGCAATTCAACAAGCTCAGCTCTTTTAAGATTGTCTACAACCTAAAGGTAGATTATGGCTGGATGGGGTGGTAATACCTGGGGTTCTGGTACATGGGGATTTGGAGCTTCCTCAATTACTGGTGTCCCTGCTGTTGGGAATGCGGGAACGCTATCTAACGGTATTTCCATATCTTTAAATGGTGTTGGAGCTTCTGGATCTGTAGGTTCGGTTGGTGTTGCTTTAGGTGCGGTCATAGCAAGCGGATTTGTAGGATCTGCATCTCCAAGCATCAATATTGCATTGAGTGGGGTTGCGGCAAGTGGTGCTCCTGGATCGGTAAGTTTGGGCTCAAGGGGCGCTCAGATTTCTGGAGTTTTGGCTACTGGATCGGTTAGCACATTGAATCTTAGTTATTGGAGTTTAGTTAATGACAACCAGACTCCTTCGTGGCAAAATGTAGGTAATGATGAATCTCCAAACTGGACGATAGTACCTACTCAATAGGAAATGAGATGACGATCAATTACACAACACTATTAGGACTAGCTCTTCCAGTTACAGGCACTGAATCTGGAGCATGGGGAGACGATGTATCACTTGGTATTACGCAGTATTTAGATATTACTGTTGCGGGTACAAATAACATTACCCAAGATTCAGATATTACACTTACCATTACCAACGGTAGTAGTTCAGGATCTAATATTGTTTCCTCTCCGAATTCAACGACTGCACAGTATATGCAACTCTTGTGCACTGGATCACGGACGGCAAACAGAAATATAAATGCTCCCAATTCATCAAAGATGTACGTTGTTAACAATAGTACAACTGGTGGATATAGCATTACGATTCGCGGCACAACAGGCCCGACCACTGGCGTAACTGTAGCTAACGGCGAAAAAGCTTTGGTATTTTGGAGTAGCGTAGCAAGTGACTTTGTAAAGATTACTTCTAGCTCCAACATTGCCAACTTAACTGGCGGTGCAAATGGATCTGTTCCATACCAATCTGGTAGCAATACAACAACATTTTTAGCTGGAAATACAGGTACAACTCCACAGTTTTACACTTCTACTGGTACAGGATCTGCGGCCCAGGCTCCAACTTTAACTAGCTCTACTGGATCTGGTAGCGTTGTTTTGGCAACAAGTCCTACCCTGGTTACCCCAGCTTTGGGTACGCCATCATCTGGAGTTTTAACCAATGCAACAGGACTTCCATTAAGTACAGGTGTAACAGGAACTTTACCTATTGCTAACGGTGGTACAGGTTCTACTACTTTAGCAGGGGCTAATATTGCGTTGTTCAATACAACACAGACTTGGACCGCTACACAAACATTTAACGGTACATCTGCTACTGAAGCAGTAAAGACTTTGAATATTGCGGAGCCTGCTAACGTAGTGGGAACTGCCCCAACCGCAACAACAAACTTCTATATTAACAATGGCGCGGTTCAGTATTACACGGCCAACAATGCCAATAACTGGACGCTAAACTTTGCGTTTTCATCTGGTACATCGCTTAACACGGCAATGTCTACGAATGATTCAATCTCTTGTACGATGATTGTTACCAATACAACAACTGCATATTATCCTAGTGCATTTACTATTGACGGAACATCTATAACTCCTAAATGGCAAGGTGGTACCGCTCCTACGAGTGGGGATGCCAGTGCAATTGACAGTTATACTTTCGTTATTATTAAAACCGCTTCTGCAACCTATACTGTGCTTGCTTCTGTAACTAAGTTTGCATAAGGATTAACTGATGCCACGTTTATCTAAGATTGGAGCCGCCGCACTTGCCGCATTTGGATGGACAACTGGTGCGTCCGCTATTTCTGCTTCTTATTTAGTAGTGGCAGGTGGTGGTGGTGGTGGCGGAAATATTGGAGGTGGTGGCGGTGCTGGAGGTTTATTATCTGGAACTACATCACTTAATGCAACTCAGTCATATACGATTACTGTTGGCGCTGGAGGTAGTTTAGGTGTAGGATCAAGTTCATCTTCAGGTGGGCAAGGTGGTAACTCTTCAATCGGTTCTCTAATTG